CACGTCAGGCGATTCGGTCGTTGTCATCACGCGAAATAACTCCGTAGTGCGGGGCGGTTTTGTCAGGTTATGGGGACACACCCGAACCCTTGCAGTTATTTTTTGGCGACTACAGGCCAACGCTCGCGTCGTCCTGCTCGTCGTCTAGGAGCATGTGCCAAAGTTCCTCAATGGCACCGCCTAGCCGCGAGATCGAAGCGGCGGCCTCTATAGCGCTGCCGTCATCGTCGGCGTCGTTCTCAAACCGGGCATTCCGCAGACGTGATAGCGCACCGATGGCGGTGCCCATCAACTCCATGATCTCGCCCGTCGTGTAGACCCACGCTTCGCCGCCCTCATCGGCAGCGTGCTCCAGGTGCTCGGCCAGTGCCGCCTTGAACCGGCAGCCGGGGCACGCCTCGCCATCACCGTGATCGTGATCGTCATTCATCGCTACCATCGGTCGCACCTCCGTGTTGAACTCGTACATCGACACACAACCCAAACGGTCCGAACGCCTTTGCGAAGCCGTCAGCATCGCCCCCGATGTAGACAACGGCCTGCCCTTGCAACGGCGCGGCCTTGCTCTTGTCGGGATGCCAAAAACGAATCCGCCCGCACGGGAAACAGATCGCGGTCGCGTTAGCCGTCAGCCGCTGAAACCATTTCGTTTCGGTGGCGTTGTTCACCAGCACGACGGCCTGCGACACGTCGTCTGCCTCAACGCTGGCGACCAACTTCTTTACGAACCGGTCAACGAGCCCGGATTCGTATGGCGGATTCATCCATACCCGTCCGCTCCACTGCTGCGACAAGCCGTCGGCCTCCGCGTTGTAGAACGTGACGGCCTTCACGACGACGTTTGCCACGTCTGTAGACGCCGGGTCTAGGTCTATGCCGCCCATGAACGAGCGAGCGGCATCGACGTATTCCTCGGGCGTGTACCACTCGTTGTCGCCGCTATTGTTGGCGACGTGCGGGCGGGCCTTTACGGCCTCGCGTGCGGCTTCTACTTGCTCAGGCGTGGCGTCCGCTGGCAGTGCCCTGGCAACTTCCACGATGTCGTGCCGGGGCACCGCGATCTGCTTGGCAACGACCTCGCGCTCAATGCCCAACGTCTCAACTGCCGCCGCGAACTCGCCATCACGGCGAATCGTCTTTTCGTTGACGCCGTGCTCCTCAGCCAACGCCTCGGCGGTCTTCAAGTGGACATTCTGTCCACTTGCTTGCCGTTGCCCGCCGTGCGTTTTCTTTGTCCGGTTGTACCGTCGCCCACGCAATAGGCTCATCTGGTCAGGCGTGAGATTCCTGCGACCCAACTGATTGCGGTCAATCCAATCCGCCGCCTTGTCGCGGGCCGTGAATGACAACTCGTGAATGTCGAACGGCAGTTCAAGCCGCGAGCAGATTTCGTAGCGGTTGTGGCCGTCAAGGATCGTCAACTTGCCCTCGCGGCTCCACACGACTAGCGGGTCGCGAGCACCGCCATGTTCGACAATGTTGGTCTCGAGTTGTTCGCGATCCTCCGCAGCCAGCGGCGGAATCATCGCTGCGAACTCAGGATCAATCACGATGTCGTCATAGGTTTGCATCGTCGCCTCCGTGCTCGTTGCCCTGGCCGTTGTCATCCTCCAAGCCGCCCGCAGGCATCGAGCCTGCATCGCCCAACGTGGAGGCGGCGGTGCGAGATCAGTTCATGCCGTTCCGCCGCGACCGATCAGTCCGTCGTTGCCGCTCACGATTTGCAGGCGATTCATCCGGGGATGCGAAGGCCCAAACAGGCCCGGAAGAATCCAATACCGCCTGCGGTAAGGTGCCGTCCGGCGCAACGGAGGAGATGCCGGCCGTCATAGTCGCGCCGCCCCCCATAACCACTGTCGGCACGATGCCGGGGCGTGACAGTAAGTCACGGATCGACGTTTTGAGCGACTGCGCGAGGCTGTCCGCTATCGGTAGAAAAGTGCTCGCTGGCACAACGACACTTGCGGCACGATGTAAGGCCAACGCCTCACGAACGTCGCGCTGCCATCGCACCGGAGCGTTGGGACAACCGCCAATCGAGCGCAGGAATGTGCGCCCCGGATCAGTTTGACTACACGCCACTATGGCAACGACTGCGGGGCCGTGATGCTCTAGCCCTTGCGCGATCAGATCATGCAGGCCACCGTCGCAGATCGCAGCGGCCAGCAGGTCGCGTCGATATTGCTTGCTCTTTTCGTTCTTGCTCATCGCTCATCCTCCAGGGTTGCCGACGGCCCTATGCAGTCGGTGTATGGGTAGTCGTCCTCAACGAGGACGTGATCGGGCAGCAGGCCCAGGTCGCGGGCCAGCTCCTCGACGTTGACGTGCCGCGCGAGCACGTCATGCGAGTGAGCCGCCACAATGAAGTAGTTGCCCAGCGTGGCGTGCTGCTCGCTCCACGGTGAGCAATGCCGTAGCAGTTGGCGCTCGCGTGCCAGACGGCGGCGAACTCGAGCGGCTAGGGCTGGCGTCGTGATGGCGCGAGTGGCGTTCATCGCCTTGGCCTCGCTCGTCGTCCAGTAGCCGTAAACGCACCGCGTGCCGCTGCGGCTTGGGTCGTGCGTGTCGTGAATCACGCCGTCCACCAACGCCGTGTAGTGCTTGCTCACGCTGACGATCACGCTCCCCGACGGCACCCACAACTCGCCGTCGCGTAGATGCGCCTGGCAGCCGCTACCGATCTTCATCAACGGCACGAACCGCAGGCCTAACTCGGCCATGTAGTTCTTGAACCACTTCCTGCTCGTGTTGATGCCGTTACGAGCGGATGCCGCCTTGCGGCCTCGCTTGCCCACACGTTGGCGGCCAGTCTCGTCGGCCAGCCTCGCGTACACGTCCGCGTAGGGCTGGCCCGTAACGATGGCAACGGCACGGCACACACAGTCGCCCGCCTTACCCTTGAACCCGGCAGCCTCGCGGCCACCGTCATCGAGCACCCAACGCATAGCAGTGACGTTCATCGTCTCGACCTCCGTGCTTCCCGCTTCTCGCTGGCCGCCGCCAGTGACACGCACCGGGCCATCAGCCCGCGAATCATGTCGGCGGCCTGCTCCAGCAGTAGCCGCGAGTCATCATCAACCTCGTCATCCCACGCGCGAGCCTCGCAGTAGGCCGCAAGTCTCACGGCAGCCGGCAGCCTGTAAGGCTTGTCGGCGTCATCGGTCGCATCGTTGTTGAAGGCGTCCATGCCGTGGCCCTCACTTCGCTTTAGGGCGACGGCCGCCACGCTTGGGAGCAATCATGCGGTCGAGATCGTCTAGGCTCCGCTGCACTTGTGCTGCTCGCGCCGGGCCGGCGGTGCGATCAGTCGCATCGGGAGCCGGTTGCGCGAGGTGCCGCAGAAAATCCTCAATGGCGGCTTCGGTCGTGAACCAGCGGCCAGCCAACGGCTCGGCCTGGAGCCGCTTGCCACGGCAACCCTTAGTTGCCCAACGAATCAACGTGCAACGATTCGGGCGAGGTGCTCCAGTGATGCGTGCCCAGTAGGCCGCACCTTGGTTCATCGTGATTTTCGGGGCCGGCGTTTCCATAGGACATTCCTCCGCGTGTGCTCGTCGTGACGATCACGTTGACCGTGAACACGACGTGTTGACTGCAAAACGCAATCAACGAGACACACGCTAAGAACGTCCGACAACTATCTTTGCAGGCGCGGCTACTGGAACTTTCCTAGAAACATTTCGTTCCGCCGCGCTTGAGTATGTTCCGAATCGCCTGCACCGTAAGCGGCTTTTCCCTGCCGCTGGAGTGTTGATGCCGTGATGCAACCTCCCGAATGGCGTCGCCGTTTCCAGCCCTTCCCGTAGGAAATGCGGGGCGGATTATGCGGTACAGCCTGCACACTTGCGTAGTTGTCTGGCGAGCGCGTGCGGCGTTGGCGGCTGTACCTTCTGACGCCAATGTTTCACCATTTTCGCGGCGCTGCTGAGCAACGGATAGTTGGGCCTTTAGGGCTGCGGCCCACTTCTCTTGTTCCTCCAACGGCAGGCACGAAACGATATCCTTCACGCCATCTAAGAACTCAAGAAAGCCGGGCTGCCCGATCAGCCGGCACAGTGACACCGCAAGCTTGCGCCGGACGGAATGAAGAATCCGCGAATCCGTCCGATGCGGCTTCGCGTTTTTTGTGGGCGGCTTTTGCCTCGCCTTGCTTCGCTTCGCTTTTTTCTTCGCCATGTGGCACCTCACCCGTGCTTGGCCGCGAACTGTGCCGCCCGGCCCCAGTTGGCCGGCGCGTAATGGTCAGTCATCGTGGCACGACTGTGGCCCGCCGTCGCCTGCGCCGCTTCCTGCCCGCCACGCTTGCGGATCTCGCGGAGCCGCGTGTACCGCAACTGGTACGGGGTCCAGAACGGCAGCGGCTCCAGCCCTTGGCACGCTCGCGCCTTGTTCGCCTTGCGGATCGCACGGATGACGGCTTGCCGAATGCCGTCCTTCGTGAACCACTCGCCAGCGTGGGCAGTTGGGCAACGCTGCTCCATGGGGATCACGCCATCCTTTGCTTTGCGAGCGGGCACGCTTCGCTTGGGCGTGAACACGTAGTCGCGGTCGCTGCGGCCGGCGGTATGCGAAAGCAATATCGCCTGCGCCTGCGGCCCGACAGGCACGTGCCGTGACTTGCCCTTGTGAGCGGTCTTGTGCTTCTTGGGCACGTACCGCCAGACCGGCTTTTCGCGGTCAAACAGGCGGCATAGCCGCATCCTCGCCGCTTCGCTGGGCCGGCATCCGGTCAGGCGGATGAACCAGATCAGGTCGGCCACTTCCTGCGTCATGTAGGGCAGCGTGGCTTTCACGACCGACGGCCTTACGCTGGTGCGCCGCTTTCCTTCGCGGGCGTTGGTTTCACCTTCCCGCAACGGCTTCACCAGTTTGAGTGTCGCCGCACGCTCGCCGGGAATCAGTTCCTGCGCACCGGCCCACTCAAACATCCGCCGCACGTGGCCCATCACCTCGTTGATGTACCGCCGGCACAGTGTCGGCAGGTTGCCTTTCTCGTCGGCCTTGCGGTTGGTAACCGGCGTGTCGATCAGCCGTCGGCGCACGTCGATCATCGCCCTAGTGCCGAACTCCGCAGCCGGCATAGTCGCCAGCGGACGCACGGCGCGAGTCGCCGCGAGCGCCTTCGTGTACTTTCCAGATCGTTGCCCGCCGGGCACGTTCGCCTCGATGTCGAGAAGGTGCATCCGGCACACCTCGCCCACAGTCAGCCCGGCGGGCACTGGCTCGTCGCCTCTCGGCAGATTGGCCGGCTGGCTGGCTGGCGGCTCGGGCTGGGCTGGCTCGGGCGTAGGTGTCACTGGGGCCACCGTGGAAGGTGCCGCCACAAAACCGTGCTCGATCATCAACTCGATGTAGCGGGCAGCGGCCTCGGGAGAACCGTACCGCCCCACGTAGAACGTCCTGTCGTTGAACCGCACCCGGCCTTGGCCGGTGCCCTCGTGCCGACGAACCTGCGGCAGCGTGCCGCCCCCTCTTCTTCCCATCTTCGCGCCCTCCTGTGGAATCGTCCGGCAGGGTGCAAACGGGTAGTGACTACCCGTTTCCTACCCGTTTGACGTTTCCCCGCAGGGCGCTGCCGACCGTCGGCAGGGGCTCAACCTTCACGAATCACGGACAAAACTGAACTGCGCGCGCCCAGATTCGAACTTGGGACCTCTACCTTATCAGGGTAGCGCTCTAACCAACTGAGCTACGCGCGCGGCGTGCCGGCCTCGGCGGTGTGCCGTGGCGGGCGGCCCCGAGTGTAGG